ACCAGGTGAGAACTTGCCAGACCGCTCCCCTAACCTTCAAGGCGTTATGGGACAATGAGTTGCATGGAAAAAAATTTCATTTTGTGTTACAAATGCCAACAGGTGCGAAAGGTAATTAGTGATGTCAAACTTTAGTATCAACGCAGTCAAAAGGCGTGTTGTCCTCAGTGGCTCTGCTGGCACTGGCCCTTACGCTTTCACATTTGAAATCTTAGACCAGAATGACATTTCTGTGTTTAAGGACACAACTAAACTTACATTAACCGCAGACTACACTGTGAGCATCAATGCTAATGGCACAGGCAGTGTCACTCTTGGCGTGGCAGCCACATCCTCAAACAACATCACTATAATTGGCGCACGGGACATTGAACGCACCACTGACTTTGTGACGGCTGGTGACCTCAAGGCATCATCGCTAAATGAGCAACTTGACGCACTAACTATCTTTGACCAGCAAATCAATGAGCGTGTTGACCGTGCTGTCATCTCACCTGTTGATGACCCACAAGACATTGACATGACCTTGCCATCAAAATCAGCCCGTGTTGGGAAATATCTCGCCTTCAATTCAACAACTGGTCAGCCAGAGGCAGGGCCATCAACATCAGACGTCAATACTCTTGCATCAGTTACAAGTGATATTGCGACCCTGGCTGACATTCAAGATGGGACAACAGCAACAAATGCAATCACAACGGTTTCTGGAATTAGTAATAATGTTGCTACTGTGGCTGGCATTTCAGGTAACGTCACCACTGTAGCTGGAATGCAATCAGATGTGGCTGCTGTTGTTGCAGACGCAACTGACATAGGAACAGTTGCCTCAAATATTACTAATGTTAATAGTGTTGCCGCAAAGGCCAGCCTTATAACAAATGACTTTGTTTCAGATTTAAATACGCTTGCTGTTACAGATGTAATCAATGACATCAACACACTAGCTACAAGCGACATTGTGTCTGACCTTAACACACTGGCTACTAGCGACATTGTGTCTGACCTTAACACACTTGCTACGACTGACATTATTAATGACATAAACACACTTGCAACAAATGATATTGTTACAGATTTAAATTTATTGGCCACAAGTGATTTTGTTTCTGACCTTAACACAATGGCTACAGCACAAAATGTTTCTGATTTGAATGACGTTGCTGGTGCTGTAGCTAACATAAATACACTAGCATCAAGCACTAATCTGTCAGGAATAAACAGTTTTGCTGAACGATACAGAATTGGCTCATCAAATCCAACAAGTTCTTTAGATGCTGGTGATTTGTTTTTTAACACAACAGATAATGAACTAAAGGTATACAATGGCTCTGCATGGGTTGCAGCAACAAGTGCTGTCAACGGAACTTCTGTGCGTCAAACCTACACTGTTGGTTCAGCGTCTGGTGGCTATGATGGTTCAACTACAGTATTTCCAATAGCCTACGATGTTGGCTTTGTTGATGTTTACTTAAACGGTGTTAGGCTGGCTGGTGCAGATTTTACAGCAACCAACGGAACATCAGTCACATTAGGGTCTGCGGCTGCAACTGGCGACACTGTAGACATGGTTGCTTTTGGTATATTTAATGTTGCTTCAATCAGTGCTGCGGCACTTACAAGTGGGACAATACCTGATGCTAGATTTCCCGCTACCTTGCCAGCCGTTTCAGGTGCAAACCTCACAGGCATAAATACAGATTTGGCGGCAGATAGCACTCCGCAGTTGGGCGGCAATTTGGATGTCCAAACACATTCGATTGTAAGCACAAGCAATCAAGACATTACACTCAGCCCAGACGGCACTGGCAATGTCGTCATGAATACCGATAATCTTCAAATTATAGAAAGTGATGATGGTAACTCTCAAGCACCAAATCTTGATTTGCGGAGAATAAGTTCAAGTCCAGCCGATAATGATGTTCTTGGTGCTGTCCGTTTCTATGGCAAAGATAGTGCTGGAAACGATGAACTTTATGGAAAAATAAGCGTTGAAGCTGAGGATGTCACTAATACAGTCGAGTCAAGTACAATGCACTTTGAGGCGCAGCCTGATTGTAGGATGCAACTCTATCGGCCTAATATTTCCAATAAATTTTTGTATTTTCTTGATGAACAAATATTGCACTGGACCGCCCATCGAGGAACAAATTTTTTCTGTAGATTGTCTTGGGAAACGCCAACGCAAAATAATTTTGTGTTCTTGCCAAATGTTCAAAGCGGCACATTATCCCATGTTGCACTTAGTACAACAACAATTACATCACCAACAGCCTTTATATCTTTAGACAATTTGCCTGACGAATTTGACACTTTTCAAATTCTTATAAACGCACATCCTGTGAATGACGGTGTGAGTTTTAGGTCAAGAATGTTAGACACTAGTGGTAATGTTATATTAGCGACCAATAGCTATGGTTACTATCGTGGCACAGACGGTGGAGACTCTAGCAGCGACAATGCTACTTTTATACAACACACAGGGAACTCTATTGGCAGTTCCAATTATGAGGGGGTAGTAGCTAACCTTACATTACAGGGCAGAAACTTTACAACTTCTAGTGTTGAGGTAGCGCCACCAGTTATTCACGGAACGATTGTAGGTCATTATAATACTAGCGTAGCTTCTGGTGGTTTCACTTATGGAATGCTGAATGATAACAATATTCAATCCATAAGGGGCCTATATTTTTATTTTAGTAGTGGCAATATAGCCAGAGCAACAGTGCAAGTATTTGGGATACAAAACACATGAATAAGACAGTAATTGATTTTAGTGTTGTGCCTAATGAGTATGATCCTTTAACAAATCCAACAGCAATTAAAGTAACTGCTTCACAAGTTGAAATGACATCTGAAGAAATTGCTGCAAGAAAGGCAGAAGAAGCCGCAGATGGCACTGACGAACAACGAGACATGAGAAGTTTGCGTGAAGTGCGTAACAAAAAGCTGGCTGAGACTGATTGGACTCAAGGGTCTGATGTTCCTGATGCAATTAAAAATGCTTACACAGCCTATAGACAGGCATTGCGAGACATAACAAAAACACACAACAACCCACGCACTGTTGTGTGGCCTGATAAACCGGAGTAAGCCATGACACGAGCAAGAGATTTAGCTGACATCATTTCTGGTGGTTTTACTGAAGCAGACATTCCAGCTTTGTCAGCGTCTAAGATAACATCTGGTAGTTTTGCTGATGCTAGAATACCAAACTTAGCTGCGTCTAAAATTACAAGTGGTGCATTTGATGCAGGGCGTTTGACAAACGCACCTAGTGGCGGTGGACACAGTAGAGCATCTGTTGCCAGTTCTGGAAATGTTACTCTTAATCTTAGTGGTGATGATAATTATTTCGACGCTGGCACGCTCACAGGCTCGACTTCTGTAACTTTTGGAACACCTAGCAGTACAAACAAAAGATTTATTTACACTTTTATTCCTTCTTACGACACTAGCCAATCTTCTGTTAATGACACAGATACCTGGATTATTGATGGAAGTTATGCGTTTAACAATGAAGACACTGGTGGTGAGTCGAGGCTGTGGAGTCCAGACGGCAAAAAGTTTTATATGTTAAGCAGTTCAAGAGACTCAATAGCGCAACATAATCTTACATCACCATTTGATATGTCCACAGCTACTTTCCATCATCAAGTGCATCTTGATAATCAAAACGCTGCCCAATTAGGGCCGGTGGTGCAAAGAAGTTTAGCTGCTGATGTTAATACTCCAGAAGATATGGAGTTTAACAATAATGGCACAAAATTATATGTACTTTGCAGAACATCAGATGATGTTAAAGAGTTTTCTATGTCTACACCTTATGACATTAGTACCCTTACCTATTCTAATTCTGACCTTTCTTTAGGTAGTCAAGAAGCAAATCCATTTAATATGCGTCTTTGTAACAATGGTTCAATATTGTATATTTCTGGAAGTTCTGGGAATGGTCTTGATAGATATAATTTAGGCACACCATATGATGTATCAACTGGTTCGCATGATTATTTTATAACTACTGATAACGTACTCAATACTTCCAACATAAACACAGTTATATCATTTCTAGAATTTAGTGATGATGGTAATACAGCATTTATTGGCGCTGCTTCTGGTGAAGGAAATGGTATTTACACTGTATCTTTGAGCAGTGCTTTTGCAATTACAAACGCTGCAACTGTAAGTGCTAGCAAAGTGTTTAGATTTGGTTTTGATTCGAATACTGGCCCATTTCCAAATTGGCATCCAATAAGTATGGATCGTATGTTTTGGTCAGATAAACACGTTATTATGGAGCGTGGCACAAGATATCTTCCAACATTCTCAACATCTTTTATTGGCGAACATAGATTTCTTGATAGGGGATATAGACATTTTCTAGAGTTTGAAACCAATAATACTGGTTCAAGCTATCAACTTATTAACCACACAAAAATAAACATACAGACTTAATTTAAAAAAATTTAGCATTACTTTACAAAGGCCAAACGAATGAGATGGATATTAGAAAAACTGAGGAGACTGTTCATGCTCAATCTGTCTGCGGCTAAGACCGCCAAGAAAGAGCCAGCCATTGTCAAGCCCAAGGCAGACGCATCAAAGAAACGTGGTCGGCCAAAAGGGGGCAAGAAAAAGAAATGAGTAAGGCGTGTTAGCGGAACTGGCGGCAGCAAATGCGGCTTTCCAAATTATCAAGAAGGCTGTCCAAAATAGTGGGGACATAGCCAAAGCAGGGAAAGCCATAAGCGATTTTGTTATTGCAAAAGAAGAATTGCAAAGAAAAGGCACAAAGAAAAAGAAGCCAGGAGTGGATACAAGCGACCTTGAAGAGTTCATGGCATTAGAGGCCATCAGGCAAAAGGAAGAAGAACTCAAGCAGTTCATGATTTACTGCGGCAGACCTGGGCTTTGGCATGACTGGCAGAAGCATCAGGCAGAAGCAAGAAAAGAGAGGCGGGTGCAAGAGGAACTCGCAAAAAGAAGACGGGCAGAGATTGCTGAGGCCATCGGGCTAGGGGCTGTAGGTTTGCTTATTGCGACTATGGTTGCTGGACTGGTTGCTTGGATTGCTTGGCTTAAAGGAATGTTTGAATGAGTGACTGGTTCGACAAATATCTAAAAGTAAATATCACCGCAAAGCTAACCATGATTGCGTCAGTGGCTATGTCATGGCGTTGTGCTGAGTGGTTTATGAACTTAGAAGAACCAACCACCCAACAGTCTGCTTTTGTGTCAGTAATTATGGGGGTCATGACAGGTGTCTATGGCCTGTATCTTGGGAAAGAAGCGAAAGGAAACAAGTAATGCCAGGACACTATGGAAAGAAACCAAAGAACAAGAAACTTGCCTCAATGTATGGTGACAAGAACAAGGTCACCCGTGGCGATATCATCATGGCGGCAAAAAAGAAAGCTATGAAAAAAGGCAAAGCATGATTGGCCACATTCTTGGCATTGCTGCCCCAATAATTGATAAGTTTGTAGAGGACAAAGACGCAAAAGCAAACCTAAAGGCGCAACTGCAAAGCGAACTGATTGCTCTCGATGCGGCTCAGGCTCAAGCAAACATCGCTCAGAGCAAACACCCATCCATCTTTGTCGCAGGTGCAAGGCCAGCTATCATGTGGATTTGTGCCTTGGGTCTAATGACAAACTTCTTCTTGATGCCAATAGCCGAATGGGTTGTGGCGATATGGTTTCCTGGCACTCCCCTTCCCCGTCTTGAGACTGGTGAACTCATGACTTTAACGCTGTCACTTTTAGGATTGGGTGGCATGAGGTCATTTGAAAAGACCAGAGGCGTGGCACGGGAGAACATGAAGTGAGAGGCAACTTTGAGCAGAGCCTTGAGTGGCTGCTCAAACATGAAGGCGGTTTTGTCAATGACAGCCGTGACCCAGGGGGCATGACCAACAAAGGCATCACTGCCAAAACCTATCAGCGGTGGCTGTCAGAAACGATTGATGAGGACGCTGTTGTAACTGAAGAGACTTTGAGAAACATAACTGACGCTCACGTTGAACAGATATATCGGCAAGAGTACTGGAACAAAGTGGGCGGTGATGAACTGCCAAGTGGCGTTGACCATGCTGTCTTTGATTGGGGTGTGAACTCTGGGACTGGCAGGTCAGCCCGTGCATTGCAAAGGATTGTGGGTGTCACGGCTGATGGTGGCATTGGCCCAATCACAATGTCTGCCGTCAGAAACATGGATGCTGCTGAGATTGTTGAGGCCATGCACACCAGACGGCAAGCCTTTTATGAAAGGCTTAATACCTTTGAGACATTTGGGAAAGGGTGGACTAGACGAAATGATGAGACCAAAGAGCAAGCCCTCAGTCTCATCAGTTGATTATATGGCTGAGGTTTTTAGTACCTCGATAGAACGCTCAGAGCCATAGACTGTTTTGACATAGCCTCTGACCTTGAGCCGCTCCACATAGTAATGAACATTACTAATTGCTTTGACGCCTATGCCCTCTGCAATCTCCCTATAGTTTGGAGAGTATCCCCTGTCCTTTGTGTAGGACACGATGAAATCTAGGCAGTCCTTCTGCCGTGGCGTGAGGCTCATTGGTTCATCCATTTAGCTGGTATGCTGAGAGACTTCTGACGCTCAACCCGTGCTGGTTTGGCAGGGGTCACCTTCTCAGGTTGCGGCTTGAAGTTCCGTGTCGGCCACTTCAACTCAAGCATCACCTCACCATTCTCATCCTTGAGGTGCGCCATCTCATGGTTAGCCATGTGCGTCATGATTTGTGGCTCAAGTTTTTTAGCCAGTTCCTCAGCCGCCTTTGACGCTCTCTTTGCATCAAGGTATTGCAGAGCAACTTCAGCCACCGGCTCAAGGTCAACAGACGGCAGATGGTCTTCTCCCCTCTCCCATGTCCTTGCGGCATCAGCCCCGTCCATTGCTGGATACCAGTCTGGCCCGTCAAGTCTTTCATAAAAATCCTTGGCGGCTTCTATCAACTGGTTCTGCATATCAAGGTCAGCCTCATAGATATTGAGGACAAGGCGTGTCCCTTGATAGAACGTGGCAACAACAGCCCACTTTGCACCATGACAAAGCATTTGCATCTGCACCTGCCACGGCCCACGATAAGGTTTTGGGACTTCACTGAATGATGCAGAAGTCAACTTGCTTTCAATAATACCATCGCCTTCCAGTATCATTGCGTCAGCCCCGTTCATCAGAAAGATGTTATCACTAGCTTCAATGGCCATCTTCTTATTGAACAAGATGCCATCAAGACTGGCAGAGAACAGGTCATCATAGTCATAGACCGTGGTCACATCCTTGTTGAACTTCTCAATCCCCAGACGCTTGGCTGCCTCTGTGATGATGTAGCCTTCAAGGTTGTTCCCGTGGTCAGCCGCCTCACTGCCAGAGTATTCTGGCACATTGAAGTCGCCACGACCTTGTGCATTTAGAACCCTAGCCATCAGGTCATTCTGGCTCATGCCATAAGTGGGATGGCTTTGGTTCATGAGAACAGGGGCGAGAGACGCAGACAGTTTAGCGTCACTTGTAAGTTTGCCAACCATTACTGAGTTCTCCACACACGCCAAGTCAGATTGTCCAGCTTCCGCATTGAAGCCTGATAACCTTGTCTGCGAATGGCTTGGCACATAGGCACTGCCTGACTTTTCTCTACATCAACACAATCACCTGCGTTCATCTTGGAAGCTACAACGCTAAACTGGCTATGAATGTGGGGCTGAGGGATTGGAATATTTGTTTTGATTTCCATCTGACTATCTCCCCAACCATTCAATCATGTGCTGGTCAAGACCATCAGAAATTGATATGAAGAAGACAAACATTCCAAACGCTATGAGGAGTGCCGCAAACTCAAGAATGAAAGTAAAAATTTCTTTGAGGGAGAACCGTTTTGGCTCGTTACTAACTAACCTATCTTGGTAAGTTGTGTTGATGATGTGGTTCAATATATTGCGGTCAACAACTGGTTTGTGGCAATATACATTATGCGACATTCCCATAGGTTTGCCCATTGTATGTTTTTGTTTAGTCACAAGACTTTCCTTTCTAGGTTGATTATGTGATGGCCAAACGGTCTCACCGCCTGACACACAAGATGTTGATTTGCTATCTTGCACCTCTAAAGTCCCTTTCTGGATGACCTGGATAACCATAACCCCTGTCAGCGTCATGCTTCAGATTACGGTGGCAAGCGTAGACCATGCTCCTGAGTAGAAACATTTTTGCGTGTGTGTCCTTCTCCTTTTCTTTTACGTCCTCAAGTGCAGCCACCAGATGTTTGAGGTGATAGATTGCACTATCAAGGTGTTGTGATTTTAACGCAGGGATGGTGATGCGTACAGCAGACTTGCCGCCCAGTGTCCGCTCATAATATTGCTGATTAGCCCACCGTTTAGCCCGTGAAGTGTCAGAACCTTTGTGAATGTCCCACACTTCCCGTGCCATCTGGAGTGACTTCTCTGCATCTGTCATGCGACCATACCGTCCCACGTTCTTATCCTTTTCTATCTCTCTTCCCATCTTGTTCACTTCCTCAGACTTGACAATGTAAACTAGCTTTACGTTCAGCCGCATCATAGTTGCTAATCGATTGGCGATAATGAACAACGCCTATGCCCTCGCCTTTTTCATAGGCAAAAGAAGCATAGAGTTTAACGCCATCTATGAGAGTTTCTGAGGCCTTGTAGGTGGGAAACCGTCCACTCTCATCCACCTCAATCCACCCAGCATCAAGGCACTCTTTGACCATCAAATGTGCGGCTTGACGGGTTATGTACAACTCCTGTGAAATTATCGTTTTAGTGTAAAGTGACTTTACGTTAGCTGCTATGTACATGAGCCGTGCAAAGGCGTTTTTTGTTGGCGTTGAGTTAAAATATCTTTGCATTGCATCATTCAGCCTTGTTTGACGTCCGTGATACAAGGATATTTCATAACGACACAACTGCAATGTGTACTTATCCATGAGAGCATCTCTTATATTATCTTTCACATCTATATAATCATTCATCATTCCACTCCCTTGCTTTTGCGTGTCTTTTTGATGTTGCGATAATCAGCCGCCTCAAGTGCGTCTATTCTTTTAAGAAGATTAATGAGGCTACTGAGTGACCATTGTGTGTTGCCACGGAATGTGATCACGCCACGGGCTTCCAGCCCCTTTGCCAGTTTCTCCAGTGTGTCGCACCCATATCGTTGTAGTTCTCTGACTATTGGGGCTACTTCAATAGTCCACTCATCTATTGCGGCTTTGGTTGCTTTGCCACCAGCAATTGCCCCCTTCTCTGGGGCTGGTGAGCCTAGCTTTTCTCCCCTCGCCTTCTTTGCACCCAAGGCCGCTTTGGTTCTCTCACTGATGAGTTCACCTTCATATTCAGCAATGTTTGCCATGAGTTGGAGAACGAACTTGGTAGCGGCTGGTGAGTGCATCTGTGGAATGTCACAGGCAATCACAGGAACGCCTTGCTCTAAGAGCGTGGTGAGGAAACTAAGGTTGCGTGTCAGTCGGTCAATCTTGGCAATGATGAGTGTAGCGTTCTCACGCTTGCAATGCTCAAGGGCTTTCTTGAGTTCCTTTCGGTGTCGGTCAGAACGCTTGCCACTTTCAATCTCCGTGTATTCAGCGATGACATCCCAATCCCCACCATTCAGATGGTTGTTGATGATGTCCCTCTGCGCCTCAAGCCCAAGACCGCTCTGGCCTTGGCGTTGCGTTGAGGAACGCAGATAGGCAATAAACTTGCCCGTGTGCGGTGTCATTTTACAGCCACTCCCTTTTCATGGTCTGTATTTCAGTAAGTATTCTTTTTTCTGCTGGGTCTAGACCATTGCAGTCGTTCCCCATTTCAATATACGCTTGGATACCTTCAGAGTTGATTTCTCTAAGCAAGTGCATCTCTGAGTCTGACAGATTGATGCGGTAGCCTCTTTTGAGTTTAGTTATTTTCATTACTCACCTCTCTTTTCTGCTAAAACTTTTTTGGCGTGCTTTGCATCACTCATTAATAGAGCAACGTGATATTTTAACTGCGACCAGGTAAAACGCTTGTTGGTTGTGGCAAACTCACAAATTTGCTTGGCGTGATAGTTGTCATAGCGACCATAAAGCATCTGACAACCCAAGAAGAATGTTTCACCGTGACAGAAATCATCAAAGTCTGGAAGCAATGCAACAACACCATTCGGGTTGAAGTAATGGAAACGGGCGGCTTCCTTCTTGGTCATGCTTTCTGTGCTTGTCGCTGTCTGAGTAATAAACTCATATCTCTCAACTGCGTTTCCCGTTTTGCTCAGTTTCCCAACTAACATCTCTTTCTCCTTCTCCGTTCTAGGGGTGTTCCATCCCCTTTCCTATTCTCAAGATAGTGTCATCACACCATTATTGCAATAGCCAAATGCTACTATTGCACAATTAAGTGAATGTGAGGACAGAATGGCAACCAGACAAACTCAACTTTATCTCTCTGAACATCTGAGGGGATTGCTAAAATCTGTGGCTAAATCACAGAGACGCAGTGTTTCTTCATTGGTTGAGGAGTTGCTGACTGATGCTCTCGTCAAACGAGATACGGAGTTCAATAGCCAAAAGCGTCAGTTGGAACATCTTGAGCGGATTGCACGGGAGTTTACATGAGCCGTGGAAACAAGCGCAGGGGCTATGTCCTTGAGAAAGAAGTCCAAGATTTCTGGCAGAGCCTTGGTGTTCCTTGCAAACGCATCCTTGGGAGTGGGGCTTTCAAGAACTACTCCTCTGACCTGGCTGGCGACCTCAATCTGAATGGTCTGCTGGTTGAGTGCAAGAGACGCAAAGACGGCTTCCGTGAACTGTATAAGTGGTTCACCCAAGATGAGGCAGACATTCTTGTTCTGAGAGCAGACCGTCAGCCTCGCCTTTACGTCATCCCAGAGCAACAGATGGTGCAGCTTGCATCACAAATGGGGTGGCTCAATCCAACAGAGAAAGAGAAGGAGCAAAGCTATGATGCTTGATTTAGATAATGGTGCAGGTGGGGAGTATATCCGTTTTAAACCATCCGTGAATGAGTGGGTCATTGATGGTGAGGCGTTTGACCTCAAGGCAATGTCCATCAATCCAGCGTCCCTCAAGACAGGGTGGGGCAAAATCCAAGAAGGAGAAGCCCCTGACTGGCGTTGGGATGAGCAGGTCGGGGTCAAAGGGCCACGCCCTGATGATGATTTCAAACGTGGCTTTAGCGTCATGGTTCACATCAAGGATGTGGGCTGGCGTGAATGGTCAGCCAATGGCACAGGCGCAAACATGGGTCTCAGAAACATTTGGCCGGCCATTCATGAGGGCATGGCTGACAACCAAGGCAAGGTTGCTGGCTTGAAATACACTGGCTCAAAGGCAGAGACCGTGGGTAAAGGCTCTACCCGTGTTCCCAACTTTGAGTTTGTCAAATGGCTTCCTTTTCCGCAGGGCGATGAGGCGGTGGCTGCCACCACACCACCAGCCCCAGAACCCAATCCAACTGCGGATGATGATGAAGCCCTCTTTGCATAAGTGTGTGGGTGGGGGGTGTAACAGCCCCTCACCTTTTTTTCGTGGTGGTTTTGAGCATGGCAGATATTTCAAATCATATTGAGGCAGTGGCTAAGGCGTTGCTGGGTGAGCCAAATCCTAAACTCTCCAGCAAAACTGAGTTGCGCTATGGCAACAACGGCTCAATGTCCGTTGACCTCAAAGGCACTTGGTATTGTCATGAAACCGAAACGGGCGGTGGTGTAGCTGACCTCATCCGCAAACATAACCCAATGGCCAATGTCCCAGACTTTTTGGAAAGTATTGGCATTAAAGTGGACAAGCCCAACGGCCATGCCAACGGTCATGACACCATCAAGAGTTCTCTTGTCGCCACCTATCCCTATGCTGATGAGAATGGTGAGGTGTTATATGAGGTGCTGAGGTTTGAACCAAAGACATTCCGTCAGCGCAGATATGTAGATGGCAAGGCTGTCTGGGGCTTAGGTGACACGCAGCCCCTGCCCTACCGTCTGCCAGACATCCTCAACAATCCAAACAAGCCCATCGTTATAGTAGAGGGTGAGAAAGACGCAGACACACTGGCCAACTTGGGCTTTGTGGCAACCTGCAACTCTGGCGGTGCTGGCAAGTTTTCTGACAGCCTCACTCAGTATTTCAAAGGCCGTGATGTCATCATCATACCTGACAATGACAAGGCAGGTGATGCTCATGTCAGAACCGTGGTGTCCAAACTGCAAGGAACAGCCAAGCGCATCAAGGTGGTCAGACTGCCTGTGGATGACAAAGGTGATGTGACAGATTGGGTCAACACAGGCGGTGACAGAAAGGGATTGACGCAACTCATCAAGGAAGCAGAGGAACTAAAAGAGAAGGTCACACCCCTTCCCGTCCTCAGCCTCGATGACATCCAGCGTCTCCCACCAGTTCAATGGCTGGTGCAAGACCTCATCCCAAAAGGCTCTCTGGCCATGCTTTATGGTGAGCCAGGTTGCGGCAAGACCTTCATTGCACTGGACATAGCCCTCAGTGTCGCTCACAAGGCCGTGTGGCACGATTATGATGTAAATGGTGGTCAGGTAGTCTATGTGGCTGGAGAGGGCGTGGGCGGCCTTAAAAAGCGGATTAGCGCATGGCATATCCATAATGAGATGGAGCAACAAGCCCCGTTCATCGTTATCCCCACATCAATCGACCTCATGGCAGATGAAGACTGTGGCAACCTAGCCGATACAATCCGTGCCGTGGCAACAGATGATGTGGCTCTGGTGATATTCGACACACTGGCCAGAAGCATGACAGGAGATGAGAACTCAAGCCAAGACACATCAGTTGTGGTCAAGGCAATGGATAACATCCGTGAGAGTTTCGGCTGCGGTGTCCTTGCCGTGCATCACAGTGGCAAAGACAGTAGCAGAAAAGCCAGAGGGTCAAGCGCATGGCTTGGGGCTGTTGATGCCAGCATAAAGGTCGAAAGACTTGGTGAGACAGTCTCCATGACCGTGGAGAAGCAGAAAGACGCTGAGATGATTGACCCCATGTGGTTCAGCACAACCAGCATTGAAGTAGAGACAGACCCTCTTGGCCTTGAGCCTGAGACATCACTTGTCCTCACAAAAACAACAGATGCACCAGCAAAAGACAGAGCCAAAGGGCTGAGACCAGCACAAAGGGCAGTCCTTGAGGCTCTGACTGAGGCACTCATCAGACATGGCAGACCTTCACCTAGCGGAGAGAACTATCCATCAGGCGTGACTGTGGTGGATGAAAAGCATTGGAAAGATGTGGCCATGAAAAAAACCATTTCTGAGGGTGGTGACGATGCAAAACGAAAGGCTTTTGGTCGTGCCGCAAAGGAACTATTGGACAAGAAATATGCATTCAAATGGGACAATTTGGTCTGGACAGCGTGATTTGCGACCGGACAAGTCTGGACAAAGGAGTGGACAAAAATGTCCAGAAT